ATTGTCGGGGTGTTTTCCTTGTTCACCTTTCGACTGGCCAGTGTTTTTGTGTGCTCGTTCGCCGTCTCTCTGAGGGCCTCAGAGGATGCTTGCGAGGGGTTTTGCGGGTCGTCATTTATGATTACGTGCGCGTGCTTTCCGGTAATGGTTCCGCCGGTGGATGTGGCATAACGGGCGCCGGTGGCTGTGTTCTCATACGAGCTTTTCCCGGCCTTATCGCGGCGAATAAGCACGTCCGGGAAGAGCAAGCGATATTTGTCTGAGGTGATAATATCGCGGCTTTTCACGGCGTGCTCGATAGCCAAGTCGCCAGAGTAAGAGTTGGTGATAATTCGGATGCTCGGGTCTTGCGTCCAGAGCCACGCCGGGAACATGATTGTGGTAATGGTGGATTTAGTGGTTCCCGGGGGAATGTTAACGATAATATCGTAAGGCTTTTTGGCCCGGGAAACAATCGACTTGCTGAGCTCCTGCAATTCATCACAAAGGAACTTTATGTGCCAGTTAAAAACCGGTTCCTCGCGGATGATAACGCCCCAAAAACTGCGCACGAACTCATAAAGTGAATCCGTGCACGCCTCCCGCTCAATCTCAATAAGAACTGCTCTCGATATTTTAACTTCCCGGTTCAATGTTCCTTGCTAACTCTAATAACTGTGCCTTTACTTCGTCTGAATATCCCGAAATATCAACCGCGACCTTTGTGCCCTCTAATGGTTGCCCATTGGCCCCCGTCAACTCTCGCCTCTCAGGGGCATATAAACCAAGCAACTTGCGACGCTCTGCCAGTTGCTTTCTTATCTCGGCCATTATGGCCACATCCCCAATGTTTACAACCTGTCTCTCGATGCGTTCCACGTTAACGGTTCGTATCTCCCCATTGGCACCCCGGCCCCTGTTAGGTGCTCCCCGGCGTTTCTCCTCTGTGCGGGTGAAGTCCTGTTTTGATTTTTCCCACTGTGCCCATAGCTCTTGAAGGATGTTATCAATGCGGGCCAATTCTAACTGAATGGCTTGGTCGGTGTCCTCAATGCGGGCCTCTCTCCATTCAGTCAAAAGGGCCTGAATATCGTCATGTATTGACTTCGTGGAACAGCTGGTCAAATCAAGCCGGCGCTTTACCTCTTTGCATATTTGCCGTATGCTGTACCCTTTGCGGTAAAGCTCGGCCACGATTTCGCGCCGAGCTTCCCGTTTCTGTCTGGCAACCTGTGTTTTCCTTGGAACGGACATTGTTCTACAATTTTTCTGTTAACTCAATAAATCGGCTGAAAAAGGGCCGGTTACAACTGGACATCTCGAAATAGGTTTTATTCTCTTCCGGGAAGGTGTGGAGTGCAAAGTGGCTTTCAGCAAGCAACCAAAGGGCGGTGTAACCCTCTGGCTTGAAATGGTGGTCGATAAAACTTAAAACAGTGTGCCCGGTATCCGATAAAACACGGTCAAAAATCGCTTTCAGCCTCTCCGGCTTCGTCTCCGAAATCCATTCCGAATGATTCCAAATCTTGCTCATCGTATTCAATAATTTTAAAGTTGTCTTTAATGTGTTTGGGGTCGCCTTTGTAAAAGACGAGGATGTTCTGGTGCACCTTTACCACCTTTCGGCTTTCCATTGCTTTAGCGGCCCTGAGAGCGCTGTTTGCTGTCTGCTCCAATAGAATAATCTCGTTATAAAGCGGGGCGCCGGCATCTTTAAAGGTGTGCTTCAGGTCGTCAATGAGGTTGTAATAAAGACCGGTTTTTTTATCCCGAACGTCACCAATAACCACCACGGCGAACCGGTTTGGTTTTAAGCATTTCAGGGCCTCAGTAAAGGCGTTTTTAAGAATCTGGAAAAACTCTTCATAGCTCTCCTGGTTGGAAGCGTCCTTGGGGTCATCGCTGTAAACCTCTAAATCGAAATAAGGGGGGCAACTAAAGAGAAGATCCTGTGATTCCGCTTCGATGTGCTTGGCGACATTTTGGCCATCGTCATTGATGTATCGGGCCGTCATATCTGCAACCCTCTGGTTATTCAAAGCGGCCTGTTCAGGGCGTAACTCAATGCCGGTGAAGGTTAACCCGGTCTTAGCTGCCACGTAACCAAAAACGCTGTCCCCAGCGAAACAGTCAAAGGCGGTGCCGCCCTCAATGCCGAACCACCGGCAAACCACTTCGGCCATAACGGGGTCGAGGATTGAAACCCCAGTGTTTACAACCTTGGATTCTTCCCGGCGCTTGTCTTCCTCTGAGACGTATTTTTCAAGGTATTCCTTAAAAGAAACCCCGAGCTCCTTCCGGTGGGCCATCGACTTTTGATAGAGGTCTTTATATTTAAGTTGTAAGGCTTGAATGAGCGTGCCTTGTCTGCTCTCCCCATTATCGCCAATGATTTCACGCCAAGCCTTCTTTCTCTTCTGCCAATACCCTTGCCGGGTGTCTAAGACTGAAAAGGGGGGCACAATAAAGCGCTCATTGAGCGACCCGGCTGTGCTCTCTGTCTTGGGGATGTCGTCTCCCTCTGGTTCTTCAGTCTGCCAGACGTCAAGGCCCCAATCGTCCAAATCCTTTTCGTCCCACTCATTTGAGAGCATATCCATGTCCCATTCCCCAAAGCCGACATTATCTTTAATGATAAATTCCTTCTGCTCCTGAGCTGACAGGGTGTCGGCGCTCAGAACTATTGCCCGGGGGTCTGCCAGCCATTCGGCCCAATGGTTTTTTAGAGCGATTTGCTCGCCTTCCGTCTTTTTCTGGTAATCCCTGAGCTTTTCCAGACGGGCGGATATTTCCTCCGGGCTCATTTGCGAAATGTGAGTGAGGGCCCGATATCGCATATTGCCACCAAGGGCCACGTTTTTATCGTCCACCACGATAGGGCGGAGGCCAAGCATTTTCGGCAATACCAGGATGGAATCAACCAGCTTGTCAAACTTCTGCTCTTTGATGAAGCGCGGGTTTGTCTCATTGGTGGAAATCTGGCTTAATCGTAATGTCGTTGGGTTCATTTACTGAGGTTTTAAACGTATTTTACTGAGGTAAAAATACGAAAAAAGTGCTCACAATATAAGCACTTAAACACGGCCTTTTTCTGCCTCTTTTCGCGCGGCCATTTCCGCCCGGCGCTGCTTAATAGTCCGGCCAATGATTCTAAGGGTGTCGCTCTTCAGTTTCATATCGGGGGTAAACCTCAGTAAAAGCCACCCGAGAGAGGCGGCGGCGTTATACTTCTCCATATCCTTAATAAAGCCCGTACCCCGGTTGTGACGGCCCCGTGTCCAAACGCCGCCCTCTATCTCAATGGCAATCTTTAACTCTGGTATTGCATAATCAAAACGCCATTGGCGGGAGGGATGAAACCTTAGCTCGGTCACTGCCTCCACGTTCAAATCGCTTTTAATAATCGCGGTAAACAGGTCTTTCGTTTTCATAAAACAAAACTACTAAAAAGTGCCTACCATGTAAGCATATGTTTACTTCAATAACGTTTATATGAGAGGGGGGAATAAAAAACCCCCGGGGGATAATCCCGGGGGTTTGTCTGGCTGGTTTTTATTTGATATTTAGTTTTTTATTCGCGTTGGCACGTGGGCTAGGCAATGCGTGTGGCTTTATGATAAATAAGTTTTCAGTATTTTTTCTTTTTGAGTTGGAATATCTGCTATCTGTTTTTCCAATACAGCTATTTTGACTTCTATCTTTTCAATTTCTTTAACTATCTTTTTTTGTTCTTCTAAGGCAGGCAAAGGGATTTTAAATTCTTCCAATTGCAATTTTGTGATGGCTTGTCTCGAAGTTGCCCCATTACCTATTTCCAATAGTTTCTCTTTAAATTCTGGACTTACTAAAATTGCGTGAACGTATTTAGGAAGTGCTTTGTCATTTGTTCTGATTATTGAAACGTGCTGATTCACTCTGGCAGGTAAGTATTTGTCATCAACTATGCAACACCTTGCAATTGAGGCCCCTGTAATATTGAAAAGTATATCGTTTTTCTCTACAGTTACGTTATCGAGTTTTCGGGCTTGTCCTTCGCTAATAAAAGCAATTCCTTTCTCAATCATCCCGAAGTCATAAATATTTTGACTTCTAATTAAGCTTATACCACTTGATTGATAAGAACCTTCTCCACCTTTTGGGGTAGCGCCACTTCCAATTTTTGTGGTAATGTCTTCTAATTTTGCTAAAGTAGCTTTTGAGTTTTTGATTGTATTACCAACAGATTGTCTAAGTTTTTCAACCTCCTCAATCGCTTTTTGCTCTTGGTCTTTTAATGTTCTAATTTCAGAAACTATTTTTTTCTGAACATCAAGTGGAGGCAATGGTATTTTAATCTCCCTTAGATTTCCTTGATTAAGTTTTGGAACATTTAAGCCTGTTATGTAAGGAGATAGATCAAATCTATTTAAAATTTCAATGATGAATCCATCCAAAATTATGTCTCTATTTGGTCTCAGTACATGGGCGTGATTATTTACCCAATATTTTCCATCAACAATAAAGGCTGACTTCTCATTCGGACCCCATTTTGCACCATCCTCACCAATGAGAATTAGTTTTTCTTCAAAAATATATTTGTCTATATAATCAATAATTCCTGTTGCTCCGTAATAAGGATATTCCCCGCCATTTCTGTCTCTACTACTTACAGGGACTCTTCTCTCATCTAAAATTTCGACTAAATCACCTAGTTTTTTAATCTCCCATTTACTTTCAACTTTTACTTTTTTTTTAGCGGAGAGCGAAATGTTTTTTTCAAAATCCACACGGTCAAAAGTGAACATGTCTACTAAGTTGTGGTAGCTTAGGTTTTGTTGCAAATTTTCAGGCAAGTCTAAATCATACTCTCCTAAAAATGCTTTGTAAATGTAAAAACTTGCTTTGTTGGGGTTGGTAAAACTATCGGCATCATACAATTGGGTACACTCGTCTATGCTTTTGCTTCTTTGTATAGCATGGATACCTTCGCTTCCTCTACGATTGCTAAATTCATAACCGATAAAGCGTTTTTCCTCGTTCTTTTCTCCTGTTTTTACCAAAACCAATTTTTGAGGATATGCTAAAATAAAATAAAGCAATTTGTCTTGCTCAATGGATAGAATTGCATTCCTCAATTCCGTATCGTCTTTGGCTTTAATTTTCTTGTTATATTCTGTGTATATTTCGTGTTGCTCAATATTCTTGTTCGGTGATTTCTGCAAGAGTGTTTTATAATCTTCAAATGAAATGCTGTCCCAAACGTGTGCAACATATTTTGTTAGAGGTTTTTCAATACCATTTATGGTTACATCTTGCAGACTTACAAAACACTTCTTGATGGCTTCATATACATTATAAGCGTCTGCATTGTTTCTACGTCTTAGGAATAAGGTAACGGTATTTGTTCCTGTTGCCATAAATGTATTAGAGCCGAATTCAGCAATACCTAAAATTTCAAAATGTTTGAATAGAATTTCTCTGGTTTGCGAATAAATGCCTGCATTGCTCAAAATACTGCTTGGTAAAATAATTCCTGCAACTCCGCCATCTTTTAATAAATGCTTGGTGCGTTCAATAAACAAGCATTCTATTTCAGAACTTTGGTCAGTAAGTCGGTTATATAAATCAAAACCTAGTTTTGCTTTTTCTTCATCCATCAATCCTTTAAAAGCTGAAACGGAATAAGGGGGATTTGAAATGATTACATCAAATTGTTTATTATCTTGCGGATAGGTCTTGTCGGTTTCTTTCAACAAATCCTTAAACTCTTTTGACGTTGCAAAATCCCCTAAGCCATCACCGTGTATTACTTTTGCCAAACCATCACCGTGCAAATAACAACTTACTTTCGCTGTTTTTACCAATCTGTAATCTTTTTCAATGCCATAAACGTAATTTTCAGCCCAATCAAATTGGTCTTCTTTCCATTTCTTTATGGCTCTTTTAGTTGTAGGTGTAAAATTGCTTACGTCTAAACTGTCAATATAAGTTTGTACTTCTTCCATTGATTCTGTTAGGAAGTGTCCACTTCCTGCTGCATAATCAATTATTGTGGGTAATAAGTCGGTTTTATTTCCTTGCTCAATTTTTTGAGCGATAATTTCTTGAAAAGGTAAACTTTTGATAATAAAGCGAGCAATTGGAACAGGCGTGAAAAATTGTCCTGATTCTTGTTTTAAACCTGTGGTCAAGAGCAATTCAAAGAAATCACTTAAAAATTGTTGGCGGTAATTGTAGCGGATTTGATAAACTTGTAATAGTTCAACAACTTCTTTTACCACTTTTGCATTTTCCTCAAAAGAAGCGTCGTCATACACTTCTTTTATTGCAAATTCATTATTCTTTTTAAGCCGAATTTCAGTTAGTATTTCTTTGAATTTGTCTTTGTACTGCGTTTCTACTTGTAGAAACTGTTTATCAAATTCACTATCGCTTACATCTGTAACTTTCTTTTCTAAAAGCTCAAGCATTCCTCTGTTGTAGAGGTCCGTCAATCTTTTTTGAAATGAAATATGATTATCTTCTCCTTCAATCCATTGGAAATGCAATTGTTCGTCTGGATTTCTATTTTCGTCAACAATTTTGCAAAGGAAAAGCGTAAATATTTTGTTGAATGCATTTGGCTTATCAGAAACAACATTGTGTCTTAATATTTCCAAAAAACGATTGAAAATAAAACTGCTGTCTTCTTGTTTTAAGACCTTTAAATCGTTTTTGGTCAATGCTTTACTTTGAAATTCATAGGGTGTTACCCATTTTTCAAAAATACCATTGGTTTTAGGCAGTTTGTTCCAGCGCTCATAGATGTCTTTAACATTTCCTGCTTGTCGGTAATCATCTTCAATTTTTACAATGATATTTTTAAACTCAATGTTGCTTCCTTGAAGTTGTGAGGTGTAAAGCATTAAAATATCCGCATCCTTATCCTGTTGGAAGTAAGTAAAAAGCTGACCACCGTTTCGCTCAAGATTTTTAAATTCTTTGTCAAATTCTGTTCCCCAAGTTTTGCATTCAACCATCAGGTATGCAGAACCATTATTACGAGTAACCAAAATATCTAATCTACCACTAGTCCCGTGTCCAGTTCTCCAAGTTTTTTCTAAAACAATGTTTTGAGGAAGATAGCCTTTTTCCAGCAATCTATCTACACATTCAAGAACAACCCAATTTTCAGCCTGTGAAAAATTTTGAGTGGTTTTACTTTCGCCTTTAATTTTATCTCCGAAATTGAAAAATGAATTTTCAAAATCAATCTCTATGGTACAGCTATTGTATTTCTTATGAAAAATACCTGAAGTATTCTCTTTAGGTGTAAATCCTAATGTCTGTATGAAGTTTTTGTAATTCATTAGAATTTAAATTTTCCTTGTTTCACATTTTTACTTCTCAAATATTTTGACTGGCTCTCAGCTACAGTAAAAACATCGTCAGAGCATT